ATATAACAATATATTAAGTAGTACACATATATATAGTTAGGTGTGCTAAAATGATAGTGTAGAAGTTTTGATAAGTTTCTCCTTTTTTGAAAATTTTTACCGATAATAACTATCAAAACTTCAAAAAATAATTGAACATCAGAAATGATGTTCTTTTTTTTATTAAGGAGTGAAAGAATGCAAATTATTGAATTAAATATCAATGATATTAATCAGTATGAAAACAATACTAAGATACACACAGACGAACAAATTGAACAAATCGTAAAGTCTATTCAACGTTATGGAAATAACGACCCTATCGCTATTGATGAAAATAATACGATAATCGAAGGGCACGGGCGTTATCTTGCTCTTAAAAGGTTAGGGGTTAAAGAAGTTCCGGTTATTAAATTAGAACATTTATCCGAAGAACAAAAGCGTGAATACATTTTAGTTCATAATAAACTTACTATGAATACCGGTTTCGATTTGGATAAATTACAATCAGAATTAGAATCAATTGAGTTTGATATGTCGCAGTTTGACTTTGATATATTTAAAGATGAAAAATGGAGCGACCAGTTCGACGAAGAATACAGAGATAAAGACGGTAATGTCAATACTTTGGAGAAACTGAAAAACAGCCCTAGCGGGACAAAGCTTAAAGATCGTTTTGTTATACCTCCGTTTAGTGTATTAAACACAGAATCGGGAGATTGGCAAACAAGAAAACGCAGTTGGTTAGAGTTAGGGATAAAATCGGAAGTTGGTCGTGAAGAAAATCTTGTCTTCAGTAAAAGTTTACAAACACCGACATTAAACGGTACTAGCGTTTTTGACCCAGTACTTTGTGAAGTTAGTTATAGGTGGTTCTCACCGACTAATGTTGGAGAGGTTAAAATATTAGATTGCTTCGCTGGTGGTAGTGTTCGTGGTGTTGTAGCGGAAAGATTAGGACACAATTACACGGGAGTAGACTTACGAGAAGAACAAGTTCAAAGTAATTACAAGAACGCAGAAGAAATCGGTTGTGATATGAGTAAATTAAATTGGATAACCGGCGATAGTAAAAATATAGACACGCTAGTCGACGGTAAGTTTGATTTAGTTTTCACATGCCCTCCTTATTTTGATTTAGAAGTTTATAGTGATGATGAAAATGATATTTCGAACATGGAGTATGAAGACTTTGAGGAAGTTTACAAAGAAATACTTGTAAAAACTGTAGATAAATTAAAAAATAATAGGTTTGCTATTGTAGTAATAAGCGATGTTAGAGATAAAAAAGGCTTTTATAGAGATTTAGTGGGTCTTACTAAAGAAGCGATGAAGGAAAGCGGAGCGTTATTCTATAACGATATTATCTTAAAAAATGCTAACGCTTCGGGTGCTATTAGAGCGAATGGTATGATGAAGAATAGGAAAGTTGTTCGACTACATCAAAACGTTTTAGTATTCTTCAAAGGTGACCCTAAGAAAATTAAAGAAGATTTTGAGCCTTTAGAAGAAATTGGAGATTTTTTTGAATAAGCCCTTGAACTATTCACGAAGCTTTGGTAAGCTTATCGTGTAAGGAACAAAAGGAGAAACAAGAAAATGACAAAAGAACAAATATTAATCGCAAAAGAGAAAGCAGAACTAGCAAAAATGAATTTTAAACACGGTTTCATCACTTTAGAGGAAGCTAAAAAAACAGTAAAAACTTACATTGATATGGTAAACGTAAAAAGTAAAGAGATAGCAAAAAAATACAACCAAAAACCAAAATTAGTTACAGTAGCTAGTTTTATGAGATAGAGAAACCCTCTATCTTTTTTTTGTTGGGAGGTGATTAAAATCGCTAAAGGTAAGTACCGAGAGTGGTTGGAACAAGATAGCTTATTAATGGTTGAGGGTTGGGCACGGCAAGGTCTTACTGATGAACAAATAGCTAAAAATATGGGAATAAAAAAGACAACCTTTTATGATTGGTTGAAGAAGTTTCCGGATATTCGGGAGTCCTTAAAAAGAGGAAAAGCTCCGGTAGACTTTGAGGTGGAGAACGCACTTTTAAAACGGGCGTTAGGTTTCGAGTACGAAGAAACAGAGACCATCATTGAAGAAGTAGACGGGAAACAGAAAAAACGAATAAAGAAAATTAAAAAAGTAGCACTGCCAGAAACCAGTGCTGCTATTTTTTGGTTGAAAAACAGAAAGCCGGAACAGTGGAGGAACGTCAACCCTACTGTTGAAGCTAAGCTCAAAGCTGAAACTGAAAAACTTCTTAGAGAAGCTGAAAATCTTTCTACACAAATTGAAGGAGATGTCGTATTTATTAATGACATACCGGAGGAGGACTAATGAATAGTTTATATGAAATAACCGGTAAAGGTTATAACCGATACTGGCACAGTAAGAACTTTTATAGAGTTGTCAAAGGTTCTCGCGGTAGTAAAAAATCAAAGACAACAGCATTAAATTTTGTAATACGATTACTTCAGTATCCGTGGTCTAATCTGTTAGTTGTCAGAAGATATTCCAACACAAATAAACAGTCTACATATACTGATTTCAAATGGGCTTGTAACAAACTTAACGTTACACATTTATTTAAATTCAATGAAAGTTTGCCAGAAATAACGGTTAGGAAGACAGGTCAAAAGATATTATTCAGAGGGCTTGATGATGAATTAAAAATAACATCTATTACTGTTGATGTAGGTATTCTTTGCTGGGTTTGGTTCGAAGAAGCATATCAGATAGAAACAGAAGATAAATTTAGTACAGTAGTTGAGAGTATTCGTGGGACTTACGACAGCGAAGACTTTTTCAAACAGATAACAGTCACATTTAACCCGTGGAATGAAAGACACTGGCTTAAACGAGCGTTTTTTGATGAAGATACAAAACGAAGCGACACATTCTCAACAACTACAACCTATAAATGTAATGAATGGTTAGATGAGGTCGACATTAAACGATACGAAGATTTATATATTACCAACCCACGCCGTGCTAGGATAGTATGTGACGGTGATTGGGGTGTTGCTGAAGGTCTTGTTTACGATAATGTTATTGTCGAAGATTTCAATGTTAAAGAACTGCTTAAAACGTGTAAGTTAGCAGTAGGTCTTGACTTTGGTTTTACTCATGATCCGACGGCGTTGATTGTTTTCTTGATTGGTGATAGAGATATTTATATATTTGACGAAGCTTATGAAAAAGGTTTAAGTACTAAAGATATTGCTGAACTAATCAAAGAAAAAGGATATGCTAACAGCGTAATTATTGGTGATAGTGCCGAGAGTAGATTAATAAGCGAATTAAAGAATGAACACAACATTAAACGATTGAGGAAGTCAAGAAAAGGACGTGACAGTATCAACGCCGGTATATCGAAGTTGCAAGGATATACAATTCATGTTTTACCAAAGTGCGAAAATACAATTAACGAGTTGTTCTCTTATTCGTACCAACAAGATAAAGACGGACGTTGGCTTAACAAACCTAAAGACGAAGATAATCATTTAATGGACGCTTTACGTTATGGAATGCAAGTGCTAGAAAGTAGCAAAGCTACAACAATTAAAAGGAGTGATATTTTTGGATAAGATTTATAAATTACCGGTTGACACGGTAATTAATGAAAATCTAGTGACTAAGTTAATTAATAATCATAGTCGACTAGTTGATTTTTATAAAAAAATGGATAAATATTACAACGGTAATCATGATATAACAGCACCGAATAACAGCGAGTATAACAAGAATATCGAAGTAATAAGTAACAGAACTAAATATATTGTAGACATCTACAACGGTTATTTCTTAGGTAGTCCAATAAAACTAAAATGTGACGATGAAAATCTATTGTTAGAGTTAGAGACTACCGACCGAATTAATCAAGCTAATCAAGTTAACAGAGTTATTAGTAAGAACATGGCAAAGTATGGACATGCTTTTGATTTGGTATTCAACGACGAACAAGCAAATATTAACTACACTTATTTAGATAACAAAGAAGTAATATACGTATATGATAATACGATATTGGAACGACCATTATTCGCTATTCATTATACAGCGTCTAAAGACTTCTTAAACGAAAGAAAATACATCACCGGAACTGTTTACGGAAAAGACGAGCGTATTGAATTTGATGATAAGAACGGCAGGTTTACATTTAAAGAACGTTTTGTTAACCCGTTCGGTGAAGTTCAGATAACTGAATATATAGAAAATGATGAGCGCATTGGTGCTATTGAACCGTTAGTAAGTTTACAAGACGGATATAATCAAGGGTTAAGTGATAAAGCTACAGCTAACGCTTATTTCTCTGATTGTTACATGAAAATAATCGGAGTTGACCTTGACATCGACGAATACGATGAAGAAGATAACGCTAATCAATTAATTGCCAATTTGAAAGAAGAACGTATAATTTACATTCCGAAAGTTCAAGAGGGTGTCGCACAACCTCAAATAGATTTCCTTTCTAAGCCGTCTAATGACGCCGGTGAAGAAAATTTATTAAATCGTATTAAAGATGATATGCATACTATATCGCATATTCCGGACTTTAAAGACTTATCGTTCAGCAATACAAGTGCTGAAGCTATAAGGCTTGCAATGTGGGACTTAGATAATGTTTGTATGGAGAAAGAAGACAATTTCAAAGAAGGTCTTTCAAGACGTTATAACTTAATATGTATTGGTAAAAACAACGCACAGTTAGTTAACACTATTAACGACTCTGATATAGACTTCTTGTTCAGTAGAAACATACCGCAGAACATTACTTCTGAACTTGACAATGCAATTAAAGGACGTAGTTTCTTATCACAAGAAACAGTACTAGGAATGATACCGTCAATAGTGCCGGACGTAGCTAATGAGATTAAATTATTAGAAGAAGAAAAGGAAAAATCTATAACGGATATGTTTGTAGGTGATAATCATGAGCATTAGTGAGGACTACTGGGAAGAACGTGCCGTTGTTGGAATGGAGCGTAATAAAAAAGAAACTTTATTAATTATTAAGGAAGTTAATAAGGAGTACAAAAAGAAGCTTAAAGAAATACGTTACGAAATAGCAGACTTTTACGCAAAGTATGGTAAAGACAATGTGCTTGAATATAGCAAAATAACAAGCAAATTAGACGACGACGATTTCAATACTATGATAAGAGATTGGGATAAATTCGTTGTTAAATATCCGGACATGAAAAGGTATCGAGATATTAGAATGGCATATTATAAGTTTGATAGATTACAAGGACTTAGTAATAGAATAGCGTTACATGTGGCAGAACTCGGAAAGACTGAAGAAGAAATGTTAAGAGGAACATTACGAGGTACATTCAAGAAAGCTTTTAAAAACATTGTAGGGTTGTTCAGAAAACAAAAAATAATAAGTCGTGATGTTGAACTTATGAAAGACAAGCGTATTGATAATATGATACGTCAGAAATGGTTCGACCATAATAATTTCAGTGATAGAATATGGAAAGATAAAGCGAAGTTACAACACTATTTAGACACTAAATTAATCAGCGATATGGCGGTCGGTAAAAGTTATGACGAAGTAGCGGAAGAACTAGCAAAAGCGATGAATACTCATGTTAGTAACGCCGGAAGGTTAATCCATACAGAAATGAGCAATATTCAAAATAGAGCGAATTTTGAAGGTATTAAGAAAGCCGGTTTCGAAGGTTATAAAATCGTTGCAACACTAGACGCAAGAACGTCGTCTATTTGTCGTGGAAAAAATGGTAACACTTATTATATTAAAGATTATCAAGTTGGAGTAACGGCACCACCGTTTCACCCTTACTGTCGAAGTACGATATTTGGAGTAGATGACGTTGAAGGAGTTAATAGCGATGATAACAATTAACGATAAAAAAGAAATGATGAAGATCCTAAGAAAGATTGACGAATACGTTGAGCACTTCGACGAAGATTTTCCGATTTTCGAATATATAATAACGCCGGTTGAATTCGGTAGTTACAAAAAAATAAAAGAAGTAATTGATAAGGCGATTAAGGAAAATAAACCGGTTGAACGCCCCGACGATTACGACTAACTTTGACCTTAGCATGTCACTAAAAGGCTAACTCATACGGAGTATAACTGATTTATATAGTCATACGGACTTTAAACGGAAGGAGAACAAAATGTCAGAAGAAGTATTAACACAAGAAGAACAAACACAAGAAGAACAAACAACTGAACAAGCTAGCGATAAGGTTGAGTTCAACGAAGTACAGCAGAAACATATCAATAAATTGATAGCACAACAACGTTCAAAGGCTGTAGAGGACTTTAAGAAACAACAAGAGAATGAGAAGTCAGAAGCGAAGAAACTAAGCAAAATGAACGACAATGAGAAGCTACAATATGAATTTGAGAAAATAAAAGCTGAACTTGAAGAAGCTAAATCGGTAAAAGCACGTTATGAAATGGAGAAAGTAGCTACATCTATTTTAAACGAGCACAATTTACCGGTTAATGAACAAGTGTTGAGTTTTGTTGTAAAAGCTGACGCTGAACAAACACAAGAAGCTATTAAGACGTTATCGCAATTAGTAAACGATACGGCTGAAGCTTTATTAAAAGAAAGAAACAAAGGAAATATACCAACGAGAAGCAATTCAAACGTTAAAGCTTCTTGGGAAAAATGGTTATAAAAGAAAGGAATAAATTATGGCAGTAGAAATTAAAAAAACACATGTAGCGGATAAACATTTAGGAATTGTTAACAAAATCGTTCAATATAACTCATACACAACACCGATTGTTGTTAGTGATGAAGATATTGAATTAAACGGGAGAACGTTTAGAGTATTAGAGACTAACGAAGCAGAATTGACGGATTACAAACGTAACGAAGCCAACACGATAACAACATTAAAAGCTGATGAAGTTGATTACGTTTTAGACATTGAGAAAATGTGGGCAATGCAGTTAGATGATTTAGATGTTAGAGATTTAAATACAGAGGTTGAACAATATCAAGTTGCAAAACAAACTAACAAAGTAGTAGCACCTTACATTGACCAACTAAGATTCGCAACTTTAATTGGTAATACAAACAAAAATATCATTCCTGTTGCTGATAAGGAATACGACGCAGTGCTAGACGCTAGCATTGAGTTAGACGAGTTAGCGATTAGTGGAACACGTTATTTATTTGTTACACCTACATTCTATAAAGGAATTAAAAAACGTATTGTAGAGTTACCACAAGGCGACCGTGATAATGGGGTTCGTTATAAAGGTGTAGTCGGCGAGTTAGACGGTGCTATTGTTGTTAAAGTTCCTAACAAGATTTTAAATAACGGAGCAACAGCAGAAAATGGAGTAAGTGCTGTATTAACGGTTGATAATGTATTAGCGTCACCTATTCAAGTTGAAAAATTTGAAACTGGTCGTTTAGGTGCTGGACGTTTTGGATCATACATTCAACAATTACTTTACACTGGAGCGTTTGTGTTACAAACTAACCAACCAAAAATTGTTACTATTTCTAAGAAAGTACCAACAGCTAAGAAAAGCGGTACAGCAGTAGCACCTAAAGCATAGGAGTATAAGCTATGATAGATAATGTTAAGGTTTTGCTTGGGCTTACTGACGATAGTCAAGATAGTTTGTTGTCTATCTATGAAAAACAAGCAAAACAAAAAATTTGTAACCGACTTGGGTTGATGAGATATCCGAGTCGGTTTGATTATATCGTTGATGATTACATTGTTTACAAATTTAGAAGAAGAGGAACGGAAGACAGTTCAAATATTAAAGAAGACGTGTTAAGTAAAACAATACTTACCGACGATGAATTCTTTAAACAGTTCGAAAAAGAGTTTGACAAATACTTGAAAGACGAAGACAAGCGAAGTCGTAAGACGACGTTAAGGTTCTTACGATGTTAGCTAAAAGACGTAAATACACAATATACCGCAAAAATAACCTAAGTAGTAAT